AATCGTCGTCTGACATTTCGGCAGGTTCGTCATCCTGGAATAAATACTCTTCGTGATACTTTTTCTTCGGAGGCTCCTTGATGCGTGTCTGCACCGCCTTCCACACTGGACTGAAAGTCTTTTTCGTAAACGTAATTCCCGAAAGTTCGAGAACCATGTCGCACTTGACACCGTCAACGAGCGCGTCGTCGTCGACAACATCCTTGGAACGGTACACCTTGTGGTACGCAGGCTTTGCGACGTTCATGACGCCGTCTGATAAACTCTTCGTGTACGCAGCCTCGAGCGTCTTGTCCGCGACAACCCTGGAAAACCACAGTTCGCAATTCTCCTTTGCAGACGAGAGGATGAGAGCGTCGACGTCGCTCACACCTTGATGAGAGTCACCGACCGAAAGAGTCATGCTATCCTGGGTTACAGACACGAGAGTGACCGCATTCAACTGGACAAACTTCTTCTCGACAGGCTTGACATAGTACCTGCCGTCCTGAGTCTTCTTCGGCACTGTGAACATTTATTATTGTATACCGTTAATCTTTAAACCAACGAGAGGAATCATCGCAGCTTTTTTCACGAGGTCTTTCGGCATCCAGTTGTCTCTCGCTGGATTGTATCCGTACAAAGTGTCTTCGACTGGAACTTTTGGAAAGTTTTTGATGTTGACTGGACGAAACGTGGCTTCGTTGTGGATGTACAGCGGGTTTGAATTCTTGACCCACTTCTTTTCGTGAATATCGAATCTGTAGTTGCTAAAAGTCTGAGCGTATCCTGGTATTTTGAGACCGTTTGAACTTTTTATTCCGTAAAAGAATTGTTTGTACACCTTGTCTCTGTCCGGGACCGTCGTCACCTTTTCATACGTGTACGGATTCATACGAATAGTCTTCAACATTTCCGAATCCGACACCATAAGTTTGGACACGGAAGAACCTTTGTTCCCTATGAGTTTTGTGTTCTTCCACGACTTTGAAGCTCTGTTGATTTTATTGTACAAAACATCTATAGAATCTTTCGAAGACACTGATGAAACTTCTGTAATGTACTTGGCAAACGTGTACAAACGTTTTCGATCCTTTTCTTTTTTCGTCGGTCTCAAGTTTAATTTTTGAAGAGCATAAATGTCTTCCAACAAGAATCGAGGACTTGCAATGTTCAATGATATCTTTGATCTTTTCCATGTGACTGGATTTATAACAGTCAAACTGGTCGAGTACTTTGTCTGAACAACTTCGGACCCGAATTCACCTGGTCTCATGAATGCAATGTCTAAAAGACCTCCTATGTTCTGTGTCGAAACCTTTTTCATAGACGGGATAAAATATCTCACCTTCAAGTCCAATGCAAGGAGTTCAATGTCTGTCAGAGTTCCAGATGATTTATTCTTCTTGATGAGAGAATATCTTCTATTCAATTGATGTTCTCTTGGGAAAGATATTCCAAAGAGTTTTCCAAGTGTACTGTTGATGACAAGTTTTCTGACTCTCCGAACAATCAGAGAGTTGTATTGCGTCGCGATGCGTCCCAACAAGTTCCACATCTTGAGTTTAGAAAGTTGAATGTATCCAAACATCTTAGGATCATTGCTTTTGACCGCAGGTGTAAACTTCGTGTCGATGTCGGTCGTGATAATTCGCTTGTCACTGTCGAGATACACGTTGAGCGCTTCGCCTCCTGACACTATGACGTCGCCGTACGGTTTCATAACTCTTGTCAGATGATTGATAATCTTTTGAATGACATCTCTTGTTGAATCAGTTATATATGTTTGAATGACAGTCTTGACGTCGTCGTCAACGTCACCGAACCTCAGAAAGCGCCTTCGAAACTTTTGAACTTGAACTGTTTGATAATATGTGTACAAGAGTTTGTCACCCTGACACAGTTTGTCTCGTATGAAAGAGTCTATGACTTTTTGATCGTACACAGTTTCCATACAGTACGCACACATTTTTAGTCTCGTGAAAAGGGTTTAAAGGACTACGTGTAATACAATGTAGAAATGGCTGACGTTCAAATGCAGATTGTCGCTGACCTTGCCGAGATTAAGAGCAGTCTCAAGTCTCTCGCGAAGCTCGTTCGCAAGCTCAACACCGCCAAGGACGACCCAGACGGCGAGAAGGCAAAGTCTCGTTCTACGAACAACGGTTTTAACAGGGCGCTCGAGGTGTCTCCCAAGCTTCGGGAGTTTCTGAGTCTCGCACAGGACGAGCTCATCTCTCGAAGCGAGGTGACTCGCCGAATCAACGCGTACGTCACGAGCAACAACCTCAAGCATCCTGACAATGGTCGCGTGATCATTCTCGACGAGAAGCTCACCGCGCTCCTCGAGCCTCCGTCTGGTATTCAGATTACGTTTCTCAACATTCAAAAGTACCTGAGCCCTCACTACGTCAAGCCAGCCCCTTCTTCTCCCGAGTCTGTTTCGCCTCCATCTGAGCCAGAGACTCCCGCGGTCCCACCAGTGTCTGAGACACCCAAGGTGAAGCGCCCTGTTGTCAAAAAGACTGTAAAGGTTTAAGAATAATAATAACTATAATAGTATGAACGAATACGAAGATGTTGCTCTCGTCGAACCGCCTCCTCTCAACCGTCTTGAAATAGAAAAATTGGTTGGTACCAAGGTGAATAACCTTGCTATCTACCAAAAGGCTTTTACGCATAAATCAGCTCTGAAGAGGTACACGTTGACTGAATCGTTTGAAACTCTTGAATTTATGGGGGATTCTATTTTAGGGTTCATCATCACAAAGTTCTTGTTTGACAAGTATGAATCGCGACAAGAGGGTTTCTTGACAAAGGCGCGCACGAAACTGGTCAGAGGTCACATGCTCGCGGACATTGCGAAAAAGGTGGAACTAGACAAGTGGATTCTCATGGATGAAAAGGGAATAAAAAACAATTGGAACAACAATGAAAAAGTTCTCGAAGATGTTTTCGAAGCGCTCGTAGGTGCAATCTACCTCGACCTCGGACTCTTGCACGCAAAGAAATTTGTGCTCGGCATTTTTTCAGACCCAAACATAGTCGATTTGGAATGCGTCATGGTTGACGACAATTACAAGGATCGTTTGATGCGATACTGTCAGGCAAACAAGCTGTGTCTACCAGAGTATTCTATCGAATCTCACACAAACGGAGTGTTTTGCATGAGCGTAAGCGTAAACGGTGCTGTATTAGGTAAAGGTTCTGCAAAAAACAAAAAACAGGCTGAACAATCTGCCGCGTACGAATCTTTGATACAACTCAAGGAAATGTAATTTTTTTTGTGGATGTATATAAATGCCCACGGAAAGAGAGTTACTCCTGAAAAAGGAAAAAATGGAAAGATTAAAGAAAGAGGTTCGAAGAGTTCGAAAACTTATACACATGTACAAGAGGATGAAGTACAAGCTAAATGATTCATTTTATAATTTGACGCGCGTAAATCCTAGAAAGATCACAGATCCCAAAAAGTACTCGGCGTATCTAAATAGTTTTGTAAACAGGTACAGGTATCCAGATAACAATAACAATTACAACAATGATAACGGTAACAATTTGAGAGCACTTTTACGACGATACAGGCGTTAAAAACATCACACGCATTGTTCATAGATGCATCCAACTGTTGCAAAACTCATAGACAAGGAGTACGCGGAACAGAGATCTGAAGAATGGCTCGCTTTACGAGGCAACATGCTCACAGCGAGCGACGCCGCGACTGCAATAGGAGTCAATTCGTATGAAAAGCCAGACGATTTGATACTCAAAAAGTGTGGTCTCAACAAGTTTACTGGAAACGAAGCCACTGAACACGGGAACAAGTACGAAAATATAGCACGTGACATTTACTGCGAACGGTACGGAGAAGTTGCCCACGAAATAGGTTTGTATCCACACCCGGTGTACAAGTGGCTCGGAGGCAGTCCAGACGGAATCACAGAGTCTGGGAAACTTCTCGAAATAAAGTGCCCCTTGAGACGCAAGATGACGGACGAAGTTCCAGTGCATTACATGCCTCAATTGCA